AGCGTCAAGAATTGCTCTCACGTCTATCTGATGAAGAGAAAGAACTATTGGGGGTGAGTTAATGTTAGTAATCTCCAAAGGTCTCCTATGATGTAAGCACACTGATTCTGATGAATTCTTATCAACAACTGCTGAACAGCATTGAAGCATTGAAGGCAGAAGGTCACAAGAAAGTAACAGTAACTGTGCTGCCCTCTGGTATCAACAGGAACAGGAAATCTATGTGGGCCAAATAGAATCTATGTGGGACACATAAAATCTATGTGGGACACATGAACTAACAGTCCTTGGATGACTCAAAACTCATCACACATTCACACACTAACTAACACAAACTCATGCCTAAGTCTATCATGATTTCTATGCTCCGTCAAGGGCAAACTGGTGAGGACATTCTTAATATTCTGAATGCAATTGTTGAGGATTCTGATGAACAGTCCCAAGACACAGTTGAGATTGAATTCTGATAACAACTGAGAGACAGTTATATGCACCTAGGAGGGGGATGTTTCCCCTCCTAGGTATCACACAGTCCTCACACAGTTAATGTTAAATAGACAGTGTTTTTTAGTGGGGGTTATGGTTATGTGGGGCGTGAAGCGATAAGGTTATAAGGTTATAAGTATTCCCCCTGATACCCCCCCCCCTTCGAAAAAAGTAAAAGTAGTTAACCTACAGAGGTGACAATGAGAGCTCTCAATATCTTTCAAATAAAAAAATTCTGATATATAAAACCAAGGTAGAAACCAATTTATGGAAAAAAAATCCCCCCAGAAAAAAAATCCCCCACAGGGTGTTTCACAGAAGTTTCACATTTACTTGAAGGGGGATTGTATATTGGAGGGATTAAGTGAGGAGAAGTTTAAGGAGAACTGGACATTATTGAATAATTTGGTAGGATTAATGAAGACTGACTATACAGCAGAGGATCTCTCATGGGTGTGTAAACCACACAATATTGAGTGAATCACTGTGTTCTGGTCAGTACTGACCAAGTTGACAGTCAATAAATACAGAAGTATAATGAATAGTGAAATGGAGTTCTAATTCATGGCTAAAGGATTTACAGTAAAAGCAAAGACACAAGCAACACCCAAGAAAGAGAAAGGACCTGAATGGGACTATGATGCTATCAAGGAGCGTATGAGGGGCAAGGCAATTGTATTTTGTTTGCCTGGGCGTGGATGTTCATATGCCTTTATGAAGAACTTTGTACAGTTATGTTTTGATCTGGTACAGAATGGGATGAGCATTCAGATCAGTCAAGATTATAGTTCCATGGTAAATTTTGCGCGTTGTAAGTGTCTTGGTGCTAATGTATTGCGTGGACCTGATCAGATTCCCTGGGATGGTAAGTTGAAGTATGATTATCAATTGTGGATTGATAGTGATATTATGTTCAATACAGAGAAGTTCTGGCAATTGTGTGATATGGCAATTGATGCAGAGGGTAATGAGAAGGAGATTGTTGCAGGATGGTATAGTACAGAGGATGGACGTACTACAAGTGTTGCACATTGGTTAGAGGAAGATGATTTCCGTAACAATGGTGGTGTGATGAATCATGAGATGGTTGATGGTATTCAGAAACGTAGGAAACCATTTACTGTTGATTACACTGGTTTTGGATGGGTATTGATTAAGAATGGTGTCTTTGAGGCACCTAAGATGAAGTATCCATGGTTTGCACCAAAGATGCAAGTGTTTGAGAGTGGTGCAGTACAAGATATGTGTGGAGAGGATGTAAGTTTCTGTTTGGATGCTATTGAAGCAGGATTTGATATCTGGTGTGATCCACGTATTCGTGTGGGTCATGAGAAAACTCGTGTTATTTGAGGTATAGGTTATGGCAAAAGTAAAGAAGTCACTGTTGGGCACTGCATTTATTGAATCTCAACCCAAGAAAACAAGACAGGGTTCAGGGAAACATACAAAGTATGCAGCAACAAGCAGTAATAACAAGAAGAAGCGTTATCGTGGTCAGGGACGATAGTAGAAAAAATCCAAAAAAACCTGAAAGACCCCCTCTAGGGGGGTCTTTTTTTATGTAAAGAAGTATAGATAGATATAACAAAAAGATCTTTTTTTATGGCTTGTCTAATTGTAAACTTACCCTCAACTGAAGTATGGGTAAGGAAAGAGTATCTTACAGATCATCAATCAGGTCATGGTGAATTTGAAAAAGGTGTATGGGTCAGTGCAAAGAGTATTCCTGGTAGAGCATTTTACTTTGAGACCTATCTACCTGAATATGGCGCAATGTATGATAAACTACCTATCAGTGCCTTTGTAAGTGAACCAAAGACACCAGATCCTGATATGTCTCTTCATAATCTACAATTCTGGAACTGTATGGATTATGGGGTTGTAGCAGTTCAAAAGCAGTTTATAGGCAGTATGACCTTTGAGGTGTATACAAGGGATCATGGGACCATGAGGGGCACTTATGTGTGTACTCTGGATAACTATCATCAAGATCCTGATTCCATTGATTATGCTACTAGTGAAAATCCAGCAGAGCATAAGTCACACAATCTAATTGAGTTAGATAATGGTCAATATTGTTTATATCCAAATAATAGAACAAGAATCTATGATAATAGTTTGACACCTGCAAATCCAAAGAAACCAGACTTTAAAGTGTCCACTCAATATTATCAAGTAGAGAATGGATATGACCTTGATGGACTAGGTGATCAGGAGTCATATTTCTGGAAGACTGCAAAGGAACAAGAACAGGAAGAAGTGTAATAAATAAACCAGAATTATACTATCCTTTTTTCAGTGCCTGCAGAAAGAACACAGTTCAATTATAAGGACATAAGTGCTTCATTTGATGTGAATCCAGTTAATATGGATTTGATTGCACTTAAGAATGCAAATGCAGTTGCAAGATCACTTCGTAATTTAATATTAACAAATAAAGGCGAAAGACCATTTAATCCTGAATTAGGATCAAATGTTAATGCTTACTTATTTGAGAGTGCTAATAATGTGACTGCAGCAGTCATTGAAGAATCAATCAGAAATACTATCATCAATTTTGAAGAGAGAGTTGATTTGCTTGATGTGATAGTAGAAACTAATGAAGATTTTACAGCATATAATGTAACCATTAATTATGAGTTGGAAGGAGTTGATGCTCCTGAACAAGAACTATCATTTGCATTGCAATCCAATAGGTAGATAAATGCCTTTAGTCAATTTTAGCAACCTAGATTTTAATCAAATCAAACAATCTATTCAGGATTATCTGAAAGCAAATTCAGATTTTACTGATTATGATTATGAAGGATCTAATCTAGCAACAATTATAGACACTCTTGCCTATAACACATATATTAACTCATACAATACCAACATGGTTGCGAATGAGGTGTTTATAGACAGTGCTACACTTCGTGAGAATGTGGTATCAATTGCTCGTAATATTGGTTATGTACCTAGGTCTAGAAGGGCAGCAAAGGCACAGATTTCCTTCACAGTAGATACACAGGGGTCTGGTTCAGTTTATGCTACTCTAAAGGCAGGTATTGTAGCAATCACAGCAAATTCATTTAATAGAAACTCTTTTACATTCTCCATACCAAATGATATCACTGTTCCTGTAAGAAGTGATGGTACTGCAGAATTTTTCAATATTGATATCTATGAGGGAACATACATTACTCAAGATTTCACTGTAAGTTCAAGAACACCAGACCAGAGATATATTTTAGATAACCAAGGGATTGATAGTACATTAATTCAAGTATCAGTAAAAGAATCTGAATCATCTACAGTATCAAGAACTTATAAAAGATTCAATACATTATATGATATCAAAAAGAATAGTGCAGTCTATTTCTTACAAGAGATTGAGAATCAACAATATGAATTGTTATTTGGTGATGGAATCTTTGGTATCAAATTAGAAGAACCAAACTTTGTTGAAGCAAAGTATATCATTTCTAATGGTGTAGATGGTAATGGTCTGACTGACTTCAACTTTGCTGGAAATATTGTTGATGAAGAGGGAAGAGCACTTGCACCAGGTGCATCAGTCATCACTACTGAAACACCATCTTATGGTGGTGATAGTATTGAGACAGTTGAATCTATTAAGAGATATGCAACTCAAATCTATTCTTCACAGAATAGAGCAGTCACATCTTCAGACTATGAGGCAATTGTTCCTAAAGTATATCCAGAAGCAGAATCAGTTTCAGTTTATGGTGGTGAGACATTAAGTCCTCCTGTTTATGGAAAAGTATTCATCACTATTAAACCATATAGTGGTGTGTTTATCTCTGATTCCATCAAAGAGAACATTACTAATAGTTTAAAAAGATTTTCAGTAGCTGGTATTATTCCTGAAATTATTGACCTTAAGTACATCTATGTTGAGGTCAACTCCTCTGTGTATTATAACAGCAGTTTAGCACCTGATGATGTTACAGTTTCATCATTGGTCCAGGAAAATATTCAAAAGTATTCCAACTCCACTGAACTGAATAAGTTTGGAGCAAGATTTAAATTCAGTAAATTCCAGAAAGTCATTGACCAAAGTCATGAGTCAATCACTTCAAATATCACAAGAGTTGATATGAGAAGAGACATGGAAGCAAAATTACAAAAATTTGCAGAATATGAGATTTGTTTTGGGAATAGGTTCTTTGTTAAGTCTTCAGGATATAACATCAGGTCATCAGGGTTTAGAGTCAGTGGTTTTAGTGATGTTTTATATCTTACAGACTTTCCTAATGCTGATTTACGAACAGGCAAGATTGCTTTGATGAAACTTACCACTCCAACAGAGGGTGTTATTGTGAAAAATAACATTGGAACTGTAGATTATGTGAAGGGAGAAATCAAACTCAACCCTATCAAATTTATCAATACAGAGATTAACCAAACATCACCAATTATTGAGGTTTCAGCAGTCCCTTATTCCAATGATATTATTGGACTTCAAGACCTATATCTGATTTTAGACAACTCTAGAACCGAGGTAAATACACTTGTAGATATGATTGAATCTGGTGATGATATATCAGGTAGTAACTTCAATGTGAGACCAAGTTATGAAGGTTCTCTCCTTGTTAGAGGAGCACCTTCATTATCATCAAGCACTACATCTAGTGTAAGTAGCACTACTGTTACTACTAGAACTGTCTCCACATCAAATAATGTTGTAAGAAACACCTCAACAACAGTCAACACATCATCATCTCCAACCTACGGAAGTTCAAATTCATCAGCTTATTAAGAAATGGCTATAGATAGAGTAAAATTCCAGGACATCATTGAGAATCAACTGCCTAATTTCATGGCGGAAGATTTTCCTTTACTCACTGACTTTCTTAAACAGTATTATATTTCACAAGAATTTGAAAGTGGACCTCTTGATATCTCTCAAAACATTGATAATTATGTAAAATTAGACAATGCATTCAAGAGAAGTAAGTCATCTGTGCTTGCAACTGATATTGATGATACTGATGATATAATTTCAGCAAGTGCTGCTGGTAATTTTACATATGGATTCCCTGATAGGGATGGTTTATTGAAGATTGATGATGAAATTATCACTATGAAGTTAAAACTGATACATCATTTGAAGGTTGTATCAGAGGATTTAGTGGAATTACCTCATATAGATCAATAAATGGACCTGATGAACTAGTTTTTGATGAAACTTTATCTGCTTCTCATAGTGCTGGAGCAAAAATTGAGAATCTGAATGTCCTTTTCCTTCAACAATTTGTTAATAAGATAAGAGGACAGTATGCACCTGGGTTTGGTGAGAGAAAATTAGACAATGATGTTGACCAAAGGAACTTTGTACTGGGGTCAAAGGGGTTTTATGAGTCAAAAGGCACTGTATCTGGTCTTGAAATACTGTTCCAAGCACTGTATGGTGTTGAAGTTGATGTAATTAAACCATCAGAATTCCTTATCAGACCCTCAA